CTAGATTAGTTAGTCCCGTTTCTTTTTGAAGCCATGTTGTAAGAGAAAGTAGTATATTTTGAGTAACTTGCTGTACAGAAGCTGCGATATCCCAATCTAGAGTGCCAGTGCCTACTCCACGTTCTAGGTTATGTAAAAAAGTATAGTCACCGTCTGCGTTATAATCTACAACTTTTTGATTAATCCAGGATGCCCATTTAGGTGTTCCATGAGCAGCAGCACTCATTACTTTGCACTCATCGCTTAGAGGTACAAATCCCAACAAACGAGTAGCACTAGAATAAAATAAACCAATAGAGTTTGGGTAACGAAACCTTTTGATCCATTCGATTTGACCATTTCTATATACTCCTAAAGAGGTGGAATAACGATTGCCTACCGTATCTACTACCATTATAGCACACTCAGTCCAGTCAGTAGTTAAAATAGAACTCATAGCATGAGCTTCGTGGTGGTCTACTAATACAGGACGAGCTCCTGTTAATTGTTTAATATCTGTTTTAAATTGGTTATAGGTAGTTTCTTCATAAAAAGCTGCAAATTCCCAATCATCGTATTGATCACGTAACCAACGAATAGTATTTTTTGGAAAAGATTTATCAAACTTTTTTCGGGTAAATCTCTCTTCATGTGAAGCACCTTGAATAAACCCATTGTTTAAAGATGCGGCTGCACTATCGTGATGATAAGAGCTCACTCCTAAAATCTTCATTAAAATACCTTTTGGCTAGAGTTATATATTCTGACGAATTAATAGTATTATACTTCATTACTGAAATAAAGTCAACAAAAGTCCATCGGTCATTATTAACGGTAGGTTGTATTCTATGAGCCATAAAACAAGGAAAAGTAATTGTCTTTCCTGGTTTGGGGTAGACTGTGGCTATTATTGATTTTGGTGTTGGATAGTCAAAATCTTCGTTTAGATCGCCTTGTGAATTAAAGTTGCCTAACTCTAAAGGTTTGCCTTCTGTTAAATAAATAATCTGTGTCCAATAACGATTTGGACGAGGATTTTCTAAATATCTATTCGTAAAAGAAAAAGAATCTGAGTGCCAACCATAAGTATCACCTGCTGATAAAAGTATAGCAGTCTTATCCTTAACCTTACAGATTCTTCGTTTTTGGTGATCGTCATCATAAAAAGAGTTAGCCTCTATATGTTTCAATAGAGGCTTTACTGTTTTCTTAACAAGATTGTTAGTACTTATAAAAATACAGTCTTGCCACTCTGGGTTAATAAAATCAAGAGCAGATATCAACCCACTCCTTGATTTCGTCCCACTTTTGTTCTTCTTCGTCAAGGCTTTGCTTGCGAATGATAGTAGCTACTTTAGTGATAGTAGCGACAGGGATTGAGTATTCAGTTTTAATATCTTTCTTAAGTTCAGCGATTGATTCACGAATTGAATCAGCTTGAACCATCAAATCAACAATGCGGCTGATTTCTTTTTTTACTTCAGATTTAAGTGCGTATTCCATATTTTCCTCTAGGTTGTTGTGTTGGAAGAATAAACCTTAAAAGATTCTCTCATCTTCTCTGGTTTACGGCGAATTAGTCTTTGTTCTTGAAGAATAGACATAGCTTCATTAAATATTTTCATAGATAAGTCTGATGAATGTGAGGTACTTTGTATAAGTAATTTTTGGTGGATTAGATTTAATGCTGTCACAAGATTTGCAGAACCTATCTCTCTTGAACCTTTAAAATCACCCTCAAGTCTAGGACGAACCAGCTCAAACATAACATTTGCCCACACCTCTCCAGAGTCATCATCAAAAACTTCTACTGGCATTCCTGATAAAATCTTCCAAACTAAATCATTAGCATCTTGCTGTTTCATGAAATCATCCTACCGGCTGCGCAACTACGTTGCTAGACAACCCAATCATCACGATATGGGGTAGCGTAAAACCACGCTAGAGCTATAGACACACGCTTCGCGTGAATCTCAACATCCTGGCTCATAGCGTTTACAAACTCACGTTTGAAGCGTAGCCATGGGTTACGTTCAGTCTTGACAGGCTTCATAACAGCTATATCACGTTGGTTCCAATGGTCACAACGCTTTGCATAAGCTGGCTGAACATTAAGAGACCTAGTAGTTTCATCCAACTTCTGTTGGAGCATGTTATACAGCTCTTGAAAAGCTTCGCTTTTCTCTGTTTCACTCATATCAGCAACGCAAATGCGACGTGCGTTCCGTACTAGATCACGATATGCATTACGCGATGTCAGTTTAAAAAACATTTTTTTACCTCTTATTACTAGCAAAGTTAGTGCCGAATGGCAAGATTAAAATTTTAACAGTTCAGATAAATCGTCGAGCGAATCCTCTTTATATGAATCTGAAAGGAGTGGAATCTGTTGAGGAGCATGAGAAATGTTTCCTTGTCTCCAAAACGATTTTGCATCATACCAGATGTATTTAGTATAAGAACGCCAAAGTGCGTTGATCTTGTTCGCTGCTTTGTCATACTCATCAAAAAACGGATCTGAAATAGAGATGCGATTTCTAGCCTCTTCCATCCATTTTACCGCACACCAGGGAGACCAACGTGCTGCATTTTCGGCTTCACGAAGAGTTCGACGAATAGTCCAGTCAGAGTATCCGCCTGTATTAAATAAAGGTTTTGCTTTAGCCATTAACTACTTTTTCCTGTAAATGATTAAAATGATCGACAATATCAACAATGAACCGAGCAGCAAAGAAATCTCCATGAGAAAGCCTAAGTTCTTCGTATTCGTTCATTGTATCAGGAGAGTGTTGCGAGAGGACTGCTTTTGCCTCTGCGAGTGATGGACGTTTATGCATTCGTCATTCCTTATTATGTTTTAAAAGGTACAAGTCATTCTTTTCTTGACTTGTTATAAGATTATAGTAAAATAAACACATGTACGCAACTGAAAAGTATGTTCGCATGGAAGCGAAAGAGATGCAAAATATGATTCGAGAAGTCGCCAACGATCTAGGAGGCGATATCAATTATTTGCACTCAGAAATCACAGATCTAAGAAATCTAGTCAAACAACTTGTAGCAGAAATTGAAGAAATAAAGGAAGCTAACGATGCCGAACTATAAAGTAGTGCTATTTACTGACTCAATACATCAACAATACATGACTGAACAGCAACAAGCAATTGATAATGCAATTTCAACAATAACATCTGAACTAGTTGATTACACTGATTCTCGTCTTGCTCAATTTTCTACTAATCAACGAGTTCCGTGTGTAATGATTTTTAAGGATGATGCTAGAATGCAGTCAAAACATTCTAAAATATCACATGATGAAATGATAAATTGGATAAAAGGAGTAGTTGGAACATTATGAATATACCTGTAATTGATTGGAACTCTACAAACATTGTAGAAGAAACTAGAGAAGCTTTTACTCATGTAGGCGGTGGTCGTTTTTATAATATCTGGTCAGAAGAAGAAAATGCACAAATAAAACAATGGTTTAAAGTTCTAGCTGAGTGGTACAAAACTGCACCCATTGAAGATAAACAAGCCTTTCAAGTTACTAAGTCAGACAACCAGCACGGTTGGATTCCTCACGACGAAGAAAAAGGTGGGGAAACAACTAACCCAAAACGCAGAGGTGATCATAAAGAACAACTCAATATAAGTCATCTTTCTACTCTTCCTGACATTCCAGAATTTTTACTTGAAGATTTAAAGAAAACAGTGCCTCTAATGCAGAAAAAAGGTGAAGAAGTAATTGCTATTTTTGAAAAGGTTTTAGACGTTCCTGAAGGAACCTTGGTTGATGTTCATAATAACTGCGATGATCAACAAATTAGAGCTGCTTGGTATTTAGGAGCTGATGAAGAAATTAAAAATAACCAAATTTCTTGTGGTGAACATAAAGATAGAAATGGTTTTACTCTTTTATTTTCTGAAAGCCCAAACAAAAAACTTCAAGTTAAGTGTAAAGATAAAGTTTGGAATGATATCGAGTATCTCGATAATTCTATGGTAGTAAATATAGGTGTTATCAT